ACATTCACAGCTGGTTTATTTCGTTTAGTATGTGAGAATGGTTTAGTGATTTCAACTCAAGAATTTGAGAATATGAAGATTCGTCACTATGGTTATGATTTTGATGAGTTAGAGAAAGTAATCACTAGTATGGTTGAAGCACTCCCATTAGCAGTTGAGTCAATGAATAAATTTAAACAAACCCAACTAGATCAGGAGACAATTATTGAGTTTGCTAAAAAAGCTATTCAAGTACGTTTTGGTGAAGAACAAGCGCAAAATATCGCTATTGATTATAATGACTTAGTGACACCAACTCGCCCTGAAGATCGTGGTACTGATTTATGGAGTGTATTTAATACAGTTCAAGAAAAAATTACTCAAGGAATGTTTAACTATACAGTTGGAGCTAAAGTTCGTAAAGCTCGTAAAATTAAAAACTTCCGCCAAGATTTGGATTTAAACGCCAAATTATACGAGTTGGCAGCTGAGTTTGCAGCCTAATAGGTAGACGTTTAAAGCCGGGTTTAACCCGGTTTTTCCGTCAAAATAATTTGGTTTTATAATAAATTAATACTATATTAACAATATATAGAATGCTCAAGTGGCGAAAGCGAGATTACCATGGTAGTCCGATAGAAGACGCTAGATTTTTCTAACTCAAAAGAGTATGTAGGTGCAAGTCCTACCTTGAGTACAAATAGTGCCCTTAGCTCAGTGATTAGTAGCAACACACTCATAATGTGAAGGTCACAAGTTCGAATCTTGTAGGGCGCACTAAATTTATTATTATGCTAATATTAACAGGTGTTTTACTTATTGAAACTATTATTTCAATCACTTATCTTTACACACTATATAAACGTATAGAGTATTTAGAAGATGAAATAAGTAAATTAAAAACACAAAATACAAAACAATTATTAAAGGGTTGATTATATCATAAAAGCGGCTTAAAGCCGCTATTTCCCTACTTATCGTATATTTATATATATGGGTATTGAAGAAATATTTAATTTATTTAAATCACCTGAAGAAGAAAAAGATGAGAGTATACAGATAAATTTATCTGAATACCCAGCTGTATGGATGGGAATGTTTAAGAAGTTAATACTAAACTATCAAACATTTGGTCAACAATTACTTAAATTTTTTGAAACCTCAGATCCTCAACTTGATATCAATGATATTGAAAAAGCTGGGTGTTATATGGTATTCAATAGAGCTTTAGATAATTTGTCTAAAATAGAAGTTGATAATTCTTTTCATATTGAGTGTCTTAAGTTTTACGCTGATGTTGATTTTAAAAAAGCTCTTAACCTAGCTATAGATTACTTTGTCTCTGAGGAGGAATATGAAAAATGCTCATACCTTCAAAAAATTCATGATATAGTAAACCTCTCTTAAAAATAGCTTGGCTTTTATATTTTCACTATTTACATTATAACTACGAGTTATGAAACAATATATAAACGTAGAGGAAAAGAAATGTGACTAAGGTAGCTACGGATATAATGAAACATCCTATTAAAATAATTTATTATGAAAAATAAAAATAATGTTTTACATCAATTAGATAAAATTGATAGTATTACTAACCAATTAAATTTTGTTGTTAAAAACCAACAACCAATAGAAGAGTATACTAAACTCTTAGAGATATTAAGAGAAACTGTAGACCAAACTCGTTTGTTTGTTGAATCTGAACAGACAATATATAATGTGTAATTATGAAATTAACAGCAGAACAAATCCAACAAAACTGGGTTGATTTAGAGGAAACAATTAAATCATACATCAGTGAACCACGTCGTTCACAATTATTAGATTTTTACTCTGAGTACTCAGAACGTCTTATGTTAATGCCAGCGGCTCATAAGAAAGAATATCATAACGCTTTCCCAGGTGGTTATATAGATCACGTATTACGAGTTGTTGATTGTGCTCTTAAATTAAATGATATTTGGGTTGAAATGGGAGTAGATACTTCTACATATACCAAAGAAGAATTAGTGTTTGCAGCCTTAAACCATGATTTAGGTAAAATGGGCGATGAACATAATGATGCTTATATCCCCCAGGATGATCAATGGAGACGAGATAAATTAGGTGAAGATTATAAATTCAACGATCGTTTAGAATTCATGTCAGTACCAGATCGTAGTTTACATTTATTACTTTCTCATGGTATCTCAGTATCTAAAAACGAGTGGTTAGCGATTAAATTACATGATGGTTTATATGATGATGCTAATAAACCATACTTAATGTCTTGGTCACCAGAAACTAAACCTCGTACTTCATTGATTTACATTATTCATCAAGCTGATTTGATGGCTGCTCGTATTGAGTTTGAACGTGAATGGAATCCAAAATTAAAGGGTGAAGTTAAGAAAACAAATAATTTTACTGTCACTAAAGCACCTCAACAAACTTCTAAACAAACAATTAAAACTAAAACATTAGGTTCAATTGAAAGTACAGGACTAATGAATATGTTAAATGATTTATGATAGTATTAACAATAATATTAGGAATAATGGTCGTGATCTTAGGATACACGACCTTTAATCTTCTTAAAAAGAATGAGCGGCAAGAAGATATTTTAGCAGGTTATATGTCTTATCTAAATAAAATATCAGACACAATTGATTTCGCTGATAAGAAACTTAAAGAAGTAGATGCTAGAGGATCATTTGAATCTGATGATGAAGTTGGTTTTTTCTTTAAACAAATTAAACAATTACAAGACATATTAAATGCTTTTAAAATTAAAAATTTATGATAGAGGTGAAAGTTAAGAAAAAATCAAATCAATATTTTACTCAAGATACTGAAGATGCTATTGTACTATATAATAATACAACTGATTATGATGAGAAAGATAGAATTTATAGAACACGTATACACTACGCTTTCTTTAAATTAACAGAAAATATTATCCATACTTTTAAATTTTACTACACAGAAGTTGATAATATCTCAGATTTACAACATGAAGTAATTACATTTTTACTTTCTAAAATTCATTTATTCAACCCAGAAAAGGGAGCTAAAGCATATTCATACTTTGGTACCATTGCCAAACGTTATTTAATTATTACTAATACTAAAAATTATAAAAAACGAGTAGATAAAGCACCTATTGAAGAAATTGAATCAAATGAAAATTTTTCATATTCAATTGAAGAAGGATCAGCCCAAGATAAATTATCTAATTTTTTAGATGAATATGTTTTATATTGTACTAAAAATATTTTTACTTTATTCCCAAAAGAAAATGATGCCCAGATAGCTGATGCTATTTTAGAGTTATTCCGTAAACGTGAGAGTATAGACATCTTTAATAAAAAAGCATTGTATATATACATTCGTGAAATTATTGACGCTAAAACCCCTAAAATCACTAAGATAGCCGATAGATTATATACTATATTTAAGCAGCATTATTTTTTCTATTTAGAAAACGGATATACAGATTTCCATCATTAATATTTATAAATAAAATAAATATATGAGTAATGGTTTAGATAATGTTGTTTTTGGTAAAAAGAAATTCTCTGATTTATTAGAGGAGATCTATGATAACCAAAAGAAAAAAGAAAAACAAATATCTATATTAATATCAGAACTTAAACCACTTGTTCAGAGTATAGGTGATGCAACATTAATTGTTCCTTTAATTAAAGAGTACTTAGAAATAAGTGTTAAAAATGATGAACAATTAATCAAAATGGCCACTATTATCCAGCGTATTATGAATAATAATGCTAATAATACTGATGGTGGGTTTGGTATTTCTGAAGAAGAAAAACAACAATTATTAGCTGAAATAGATAAGTTTAAAACTGAAGAATAATGCCAACTATTAACTACGGTTCATTAAATCCTACTTTAAATAATACTAACTCCTACACCTCAGCTACAGCTAGATCCGGGGGAGGAAATACTAATATTCAACCTATTAGAGTATTAGATATTATATTAGATAATTCCCACCCTAAATTTAAAGAGTATGGAGAATGGAATAGTATAGGTATAATATTTTATGAACTTGCTACAAGCCCCGGAAGTTATATTAAAACCTCAGCTATCCCATCTTTTGTAGCCTACCCTTTATTCCCTAATATTAAACAATATCCCCTAATAAATGAATTAACATATATAATCTTCCTCCCAGGAAGTAATCTAACTGAGGATTTAAACTCATCTGTAGCGTATTATTTACCTCCTACAAATATATGGAATAATCAACATCACAATGCTGTACCTGTAACTGATACAATATCACCGGCTCAAGATAGAGATTATATTCAAACTGAATTAGGATCATATAGACGAGTAGAAGATACTAGTACTGAAATTTATTTAGGGAAAACATTTAAAGAAAAAATAGATATTCATCCTTTATTACCATATGAAGGGGATACTATATATGAAGGTAGATGGGGTAATTCAATTCGATTAGGTTCAACTGTTAAAAATGCTGTAATTCCTAATATGTGGTCAAATGTAGGAATAGGAGAGAATGGTGACCCAATTCTTATATTAAGAAATGGACAAACTA